GATTGCTAATGTGAGCACACACAAGAGGATATTTATTTGGATTGGTCATCTTAGATCCTTCGTTTGCGGCGTCAGAGTAGCCTGCACGTTTTGCTGCTTCAGTTTTACTTAGAGGAATTCCCTCCTCCCCATAGACGAAGAGAGTAGCAAATTTCATTTGCATAGATGTTAATTTTTTTGGTGGTCCTGGCATATTGTTTGACAATATACAATAGTTATTCTATAAGCGCAACAGAATGGCGATTACAGGAAAGATTCTAAATCACGTACTAAAGAAGTTCATGAAGTCTGAGGTTGCGAAGGAAGCGAGAGTCCAAGTGGAATTACCAAACGGTGAGATTTACGATATGACGGATATTCTATTGCTCGAAAATAGAATCTTGGGCGATAATGAGACTCATAGATTAGTTTTTAGATGTCAAAAACCCATCCATAATATTGGCAGAATCATCGGTAAATTATAAACGTGTGTAGGGGGAGTTAGACCACCTATGCTAGAGCGACAACTTTGGAGAAAATTAAAAAATGAGTCTAAAAGAATTACATGGACAAGGCTGGAAAATTGGGCTTTATTCGGCACTCCTGATCTTTTGGGCTACCCTCCTAGTGGGAACTTTTTCACTGTTGAATTAAAAGTAACCTCCCCTAAAAAACCCTATTTTGTACGGTTCTCCCCGCACCAAATATCTTTCCACATTAAGCATAAAAAAAATACTTTTGTCCTTGTTGCTTGTACCCTGGAGCTTGGGCTCTTTCGACTCTATCCCGGTTCCCGGGTTCGGGAGCTCGTTGACTTGGGCTTGAAGCTTGATCCCTTAGCTTGTGGTCTCGCTTCCTGCGTCTCGGTGCTTGAGGGCTTGTAGGCTTGGGAGCTTGCAGCCTTATTTTTTTTCTTTTTTCCTGGACTCAGGTTTGCGCGCCAGGCGCGCCATCCGGCGCGCTCAGCGTTTAATTGTGCGAATGTTTTATTAATCAAGTAGCACCATATATTGTTTTGGAAAGTTGCGGCTGAACCAGTCACAGCCCTGCTGGACTAGGTTATAATCCTCCGTGAGCTGGGCTCCCGTAATCACATCGTAAACAGCTGCCGCGTATCCCGGCACCGTGGCCGTCTCACCTGAGTATGGGTTCTGCAGCTTGACGTCTTTGTCTCCATCCAGGGTGTAGTCTGCATCCTTAAATGGGACTTTTATTTTTTTTCCTTTGTACATTATTTCTTTCATGTTTCCTTTTGTTAGTGTTAGCGCTGGTCCTGCTTTGGCCATTTCGGATACTCACAGGACCGGTGGATGCTTTGACAAATTTAATCACCGGAAAAACATCAAACGAGGTAAGATCCCACTATATCCTAGACTCCGGAGTCTGTCAACTATAAAATTTTTTTCTTGTACTTTAATGGGCGGGCCCACCCGCTTGAGGGCTTACTAAAAAAGCGCGCTGCGCGCGCTTGGAGACTTACTGATTAGATTATTTTTTTTAAATATCGAACAAAAATAATATTGCTAACCCAATGAAAAATAACATTGGATAAAATAGAATACTATCTACAACCAAAATATCACCCATAGACCGAGAGCAACGCAAAAAATATTGCCAGCCCAAAGCCATTTTGGGTACATCTTAATTATATCTTTAATTGTGTTTCCATATATCATCATAGAAAATCTTATATATTACTTGACTAGGACTTGTCAATAGTTTAAAAATTTATTTTTAACAGGAAGGATAAATAATGAGTAGATTAAGACTTAATCAAGAACTAAGAAATAAGATCGCTAGTCGTTGGCGAGTTCACGCTGAACAGGAAGAAACTGACGAGAAAGAAAAATACTTTCGAGCAAGGGAAAGTATCAAACCAGAACAGGACAAGGCGTGGGATTTAACTCACACGATTGTTAGACGACATTATACTGATAGTGATGTCGAGAAAGCAAGATACCTACAAAACAAATTTGACAATGTAGATACTATCGCAAGTGATAGTTGCTTTCATCTTGGTTATATGGGCAAAGCCGAAGAACGTGACGACAATGATAATTTTAAAATGGTTGATAAAAGAATATCACACCACTTTGATTTTAAAATTGATGGTGGCATAGGTGGTCAAGATAATGGCAGACATGATCATGATTTTGGATATGCTTATTTTCGTGATGAACTGAAAGCACAAGAGAATTGCAATCCAGACATCAACATTGAAATGGCTGATAAGCAAAGCAATCCACACCAAACTAAATTTCAAGATGCCAACGCAAAGTATCTTGGAACGAATGGCGGTAGTGATAATCAAACATCATACGCAAAGGAATGGAATGATGATTATAAACTTGATTTGATTGGTCGAGAATATTGTCGTAGTAGACAACTCGATTGTTCAAAGCAAGAGTTTGATACTTTGATGATGTGGCAAGTTGCAAAAGGTAAATTAATTCAATGTCATCATAATTGGATTAAATCTGTCTTAACTCAAATGAAGTTCGTTAAAGATGTACTTAAAGGTTATAAATATCTCGATGAAGCGTTAGAGTTTGCAAAAGAAAGTGGCTTAAATATTAATGACGCTGAAATTATTAGGACTAATAGTACAGGACTAGTTATGTATAATCCTAAAAATGCGGCTGAAATGTTAAAGTCAATGAAAAACAAATCTCAATCAAGGGAACAAAAGATATTGGCAAGACAACAATATAATCAAGAACACTCAACACAATAATTCGTTTGACAGGAACATGGGATAATGCTATATTATCCCATGTTTAACTTAATAAAGGAGAAATAAGATGTCAAACAAAGAATATAGTCATGGTGATCATATGTCAGTAATGACAGAACTTCTTGTTTTGTATCAATTAAAAAATGAAACAGAACAAAAGATCTTGGTTGCTACTAAAGAACTAGAAAGACTAAAAGTATTGCTAAAAAAGAAGGAGGATAATGATGACGAAATCCCCTTTTAAAGACGCAATCTTTTATATTAAATATTACGCAACCAAACATGGTTGCGTGATTGAACGTAAAGCAACTCTTGATGAAAATTGTTTTGAAGGACACCATAAAAAATTCGGCTATCCATACAAAAAGTATATTGATGTATGGGCAACTGAAGAAATAAACAATGGTCAACCTCAATACAGAACAGCAAGTAAATCTTGGGAAATTAATCAAACCCAAACTTTAAACCAATGAGATATTGTCAAGGAAACAAGTGCCATGAATACAGAACAAAAGATCGTATTCGTGGCACTAAAGGAGATAAGTCTTATCAAACTAGACGCAGAACAAATATGTATTATGGCAAAGGAAATTTTTGTTCTCAAGCGTGTCAAAATGATTGGCTTGAACAAAACATTGAACATGCATTAAATCATTTCGGCAGAACAACTAAGGCGAAGAAAGCATTGTGCGGCGATGCTTGGTATAAAGATAGTAAGTATCTAGGATATAACAATGATAGAACTAGCTATGCTCATTTCTTAGTTAATGATTTACTTGGTGAACGCAGACCAATTAGCGAAGCACAATACTATGATGATAGTATAACTCAACCGAATAACTTATCCCAATAAGTTAAACAGGCAACGCGGCTAACGCCGCGTTGTTTTACCTACCATATGTTGTGTCAAGCTAAATCTTATAATCTCCCATGTTATTATTGCATAGCTCACGCATGAGCTAATCAGGGGCGGGCCCACCCCCAAACCGATAGAGGTACCACTGGGCGGGCCCACCTACCCTGGCGGGCCCACCCCCTCCCCCTTAAACAAGAAAATAGGGGTCCCAACTTTACCCTTTATTGCTTAATTCAGCCTCTCGTGGTAATACTTTTAAAAACGATGATTCAGATAACCGACGATATAAATTTTATAAAAAAATTACCATTAGATGAGCAAAAGGAGTATTTAAAGGCTTATTTGAAGGCGGATCAATTGAAACTCAAAAAGAGGGTTACTGATGACTTTTTGGAATTTATAAAATACATATGGCCCGAGTTTATCGGGGGTTATCATCATAAAATAATTTCTGAAAAATTTAATAAGATCGCTGCAGGCAAAAGTAAGCGATTGATCGTGAACATGCCACCTAGGCATACAAAGTCAGAGTTCGCATCTAATTACCTACCCGCTTGGATGATTGGAAAGAATCCAAAATTAAAAATTATTCAAGCAACCCACACAGCGGAATTGGCAATACGGTTTGGAAGAAAAGCCAAGCATGTTATCGATTCCCCTGAATATCAAGAAATTTTTGAGACTTCGCTGCAAGAAGACTCGAAGGCAGCGGGTCGCTGGGAAACAGCGCAAGGAGGTGAGTACTTTGCG